AATGCATCTGTTCTAGCATTATTATTAAATTCACTACTAATATCATCAATAGTTAATACTCTATTACCTACAGATTCAGTATAGTCTTGTAAAATTTTAGAATCAAAAACCATTTCATTAGATAATGTTCTAGAATCAATATCTAATGTTTTTTCTCTAACAAGGTCAAAATCAAATACTGTATTTAAATCCATAACAGAAACTAAATCTGTTATTACATCAAATTTACTTTCATCTTGATCTGTATTAAATCCTACATTTTCTTCTGTTCTAACTATTAAATCACTGAATTTTTTAAATCCAGAAGTATGATTTAAAGAAGAAACTGGTTCATTCCATTTAGAGTATTCTACTTCAGATTGAAGAGAATAAGAAAAATACTGATAATAATTACTATCAAATATTCTTTGCTGATTATCATTTAAGAATCCAGAATTTGTTTTCCATCCCTCTTTCACTATAGAAGATGAACCAACTTCATATAAAGTATTGTATGAAGTATATTCAGTTATAACGGATTTAGTACCAGAAGTTTCACCAATCAAATTTTCCCCTATAGAAAAATTATGAGGAGATGCTACTTTAAGCAATCCATTCAATTGATTGAATGATTGAAGAACTCCAGTTTTATTTCCAGAAACTAAAGTTTCTCCAATTTCAAATCTATTTTGCTCTAATTCAATATCAAAAATAGGAAAATATGATTTAGGAATAATTTTTCCAGCAGAAGAATTTGATTCAAATGTACCAGGAATTTCTCCCTCAGGTATTACTCCAGATAAATTATATCTCACTGTTCCTAATGTTCCACCAATATTAGGATCTGTTGCTAAAATTTCAAATAAATTATAATTATAATTTTCACTATTGTATCCTTTACCAGTACTTCCCAATCCAACACTTACACCCTCTATCATTACCTTTTTACCAACTTCAAATGGATAATCTGCTGCATCACTAAAACTAGCACCAATAGTTACAGTTACATCTTGTGTTCCACTATTATAATCAATATTATTAATAGTAATTCCATTTGAATTACTTGTAGGAATAATTGTTGGTGTTATATTATTTAAAAATTTACTATTACGTAAAATAGTAACTTCTTCATCACCAATCTCATAATCTAAATCAATATCAGAAACAACTTTATTTGTTACACCATCTAAAACAACTAATCCTGGAGAATTTAAATAATTACTTCCTACTGATGTAATTCCAATCCTCTTAATAGAAGCAAGAGCATCTACTTTTAATAGATGTGGTATTTGTGCCTGAGGTCTTAAAGTATTATCTGCAGAATAGTCAAAACCTATGTTTTGAATATCTACACCAGTTATTCTACCAATAGTATTACTTTCTGGTTTTAAGATAGCATTTTTTCCATAAAAAGATCTAACAGTACTAATACCAGGAACACTCTTATATCCTTTTCCTTTAGATCTTAATTTAATAGAATTAATAGGTCCTATAGCTAAGGTATTATCTGAAGAATAAGTAAATTTTCCATCATCAGAAGTATATTCAAGTTTTTTGGGAGAAACGCTAACTGAAAATGTGAATGTAGTGCTACCAACTCCAACTATAGAATGAGATCCATTTAAAGAATTTGTAGTAAAAACTATACTATTAGAATTTAAATTATTTTCGGTATCACGAATAATTTCCTTTTTAACACTATCATTTAAAACTTCATTAATTGGAATTAAATTATAATATAAATTTTTAGATATTTCTGAAACATTTTTAATAGTTAACTTAGCATTTGCATCTATACCTATATTACCTGTTTTACTAATATTAAAATCATCATTCTGTCCAGATGTATAAAAAATATTATTCAAATTTATATCAGAATAAAGATTAAAATCAAACGCACTATAAGAAACTTCATTATTAGTAAAAGATAATGAAGAATCTGATAAATCAAAATCTACTTGCTGATTTCTCTCTAAACTTATTCTAGGATTAATAGGAGATATAGTTCCACCATAAGCACTAGTAATATCAATTATATGAGGAATAGGATTTATTGATTCATAATATTCATTACATAATTTTATATTATTTTCATCAACAACATAAACATAATATATTCCATTATCAACCAAACCTCCAGGAGAAGTGGTTGCAGTAGATATAATCTTCTGCCCATTCAAATAACCATGTTTGGATATAGTAATGCTATTAGTTTCAATATCAACATCAGAATCTACAAATGATCTAGGATTTATTACTATTCTTCTATTATAATCATTATATGCTACCTTTACTGTAGTAGTAATTCCTGGTAAAACACCTAGACTTATTCTATCTTGAGATTTAAGTCCATGAGTAGAAGAAGTAGATACAGTTGCTAAAGATCTATTAAGATTGCCTGTTAATACATTAGAATAATTAGTTTTAAAACTATGATACAATCCAGTACCAATACCAGTAAAATATAAAGTGCTAATATTCGTAGTACTATTAATACCAACTAAAGAACCAGTAGATCCCAATCCTACCCTAGCAGTAGAAATTCCAATTAAATCTTTTGATAAGGGAGAAGCATATAAAGTTTGCTCATTAGAAAGAGTAAACTCCATAATTCCATCAGTAGAAACTCCTAAAGCTGTTCCTTCATTAGTTTTATAAGTTAAAGTATCTCCAGATTTAAGACCATGATCTCTAAAATATATTGATTTAGTTGGAACAAAAATCTCACTCACTCCTACTCCTGGATTAACCATTACTAAAGTAGATCCTATTCCAACTCCAGAAAGAGTTCCTAACCCAACAGACTCTTTGGGATTAAAATATAATTCTTTATTGAGAACATAATCAACCTTATCTGTATTAGTTAAAGGAGTAAAATTAATAGTTCTTGGATTTTGAGAAATAAGAGAATTTGAAGTATGAGAAGAACCTACTGTAGAATCATATTGTCTTATAATTCTAATTCTGGATGATTCTGGTTCTACATTTAATACTTTTATTTTTTCTGTTCCTATACCTAAGATATCATTTTCTCTTATAAAGGATGGAGTTAAATTACCTTGAATATTAAAATAAGTAACTATTCCAGTAGTTGTAACTCCAGCTACCTCACCAGATAATTTAAATTTATATGTTGTTATTCCTACAGGTTGAATATAATTATTTTTTAATCCATCAGTATTTAAACCACTAATAGTGAGAAATTCATTTTGATATAAATTATGAGGAATAGTAGTATATCCTACAAATTTTCTAGTAAAAGAATCTGGAATAAATTCTACATTAGAAAATACAGTATTAGCTACACTAATCTGACTAATAGGTTGTCCTTGAATAGACTTTACTATGGCATGTGCATCATATCCACTAGAACCTTCATTATCAAATACAACATAATCATTAACTCTATATCCAGTTCCTCCTGTAGATATTCCTACTTTAGATATTGTTCCAGTTGATGTTTGAGTAACAAATGTTTTCTGCTCATTAATATCATTTGGATTTATTAAAAAATCATAACTAGTATTATCAAATAAGAAGTTATAACTATTAGTATTTCTTACTAAATTTGTTTTATTAAGATCTATAGAATCTTGATTAGATAAACCTAAAAAGTTATACTCTATTGGTTCGTACTTATAGGTATTACCTATAAAATAAGGAAATGTAGGTCTTCTATAATTTTTAAATAATCCTTCAGAATCCCTAACATCAGGATTGATAGTAGAGAAATAAGCATAAACTCCGTTTGGATATTCTGGAGTCTTACAAAATCTTCCATTATGCTCATCTAAATCTTTATCTGGAGTATAAACAAAATCTTCTACAAAAAATCCATTTTCATATATTGGATTACCGTTTTCAGTTAATGGATTAGGTCTATATGAAGATATAGAAACACTATATCCAGATTCTAAAATTTTTATAGAACCTCCAGAATTTGTCTTATATCCATAAGGTCCATAAATGGGAGATCCATCATATGCCCATCCTAAAATTGGAGAATGTGATCCAGAATTTTGTTCAATATCATTTTCTAAACTTAAATCTGGAACAAAAACTTCTTTATCTCCTACAGTTTTTTTAATATAAGTAGATTGTCTTAATTTTCTAGGTGAATATAAATGAGAATATTCTAACTCATAATCTGAATTTAAACCTTTACTTACAATTCCATCATCAGTTGTTATTTGATCATTTTGTAATAATCTTTCAAATTTATTAATAACCCATGTTTTAGTATTTGCATATAAACTTGCTCCTTTTCCATTTGGAGTTACAAAAATTTTAGCAATAGAAGATGTATAACCAATACCACTTTTTACTACATTTACAGAATCAATTCTTCCAGATTTCATTACTGGAACTAAAACACATCCACTACCCTCTCCATAAACAGATAATTGTGGTGGAGAATTATATTCTGTTCCAGAATTAAGAACCAATACTTCAGTTACTTTACCTTCTACAGAAACTATAGGTTTTAATTGAGCATCTTTACCATTTTTTAAAGAAAACTCAGGTTGCTTATTATAATTAATAATATCAGAAGATCCATAACCCACTCCACCATCAGCAATATACACTGATTTTATAGATCCTTTTCCTACAACATCTAAAGAAGCGTTAAAATCTTGTCCACTAAAAGTAGATACTCCAATATTTCCTGTAACAGTTACTGTAATAGGAGGATAATTAAATTCATGTACTCCAGAACCACCATCTATCAAATCAATATATTTTTTATTTCTTAAATAAAAATTAGCAGCAGTAGATCCTACACCAACTGCAGATAATTTAATAGAGTCACCATTCACTTTAGTGACATAATAATCAGTTAAAGTGGTAAGTCCAGAAATAGATGTTCCTTTAGTATCATATCTCAACAATTCTCCAGTATCATATCTATGATTCTTAATATTAATAGTATTATTAGATGTATTAATTCCTGCAGAAGTAATAGATGTTAATCTATTAGTATATCCAGAACCATTATGACCTATACTTACAGAACTAATTATTCTTTTCTTTGATTGACATTTTAACCTTTGAATTCCAACTCCATAATTAGTTAATCCTATAGTAGAAACTCCAGATATAGCTTCTTGATAATTCTTGTGTAATGAAACTGTAGTTGAATTTTTAACACAGCAATAATATACTGCATCAGTAGTTAATCCAGCAATGGCAGTTTGTCCTTGAGTATCATAAGAAACTAATTCACCATCTCTAAATTTATGAAATGTAGAAAATGCAATAGTATTATTAGTAAGATTAACTAACCCAGATGTTTCTATTGAATCAAATTTAACAGAATGGTCTACAGCTATTAAATTAGGAGATGCTATACATCCAGATCCATTTCCTCCAGATACTTTTATAGTTGGAATAGTAAGATAATCAAATCCACCATCTATAACATTTATTTTCTTTATATGTCCCTGAACTTCACAAAAAGCTGATGCTCCAACTCCCACCTGATCAGTAATAGATACTATTGGAGGATTTTGAATATCATAAAATTCTCCTTCACTAACTACGGAAATATCTTCTATAGGTCCATAATTAACTACATCATTAGATTTATAATTAATAATTTCTACTCCATTTACCAAAATACCAGTTTTTCCTGGTGCAGTAGGAATAGAATTTTTAGTTACAATTGGATTTTGTATTTTTCTTATTAATTTCTGAGATCTTATAGTTTTATTTGCAAATTCTGCTATTTCTAACTTGTTATTAGAAACACTTCCAGAAAAAGAAACATATTTTCCATTTGAAATATTTGCATTACTTCTAGATAATTTTATAGTATCAATATCAACCTTTTTAATAAAATATTCATCTTCGCTTATATCTAATTTATTATCATCACCTCCTCCAACATATTTTACCTTTTCTCCAGTTATTAAACCATGTCTAAGAATTGTTATATTTTCGTCATCATTAAATGTTCCAGAAAACAATAAATCAGTATCTCTAATATCTAAAGAATCATTAAAATAACTTGGTATTGATGGAGATGCAATATAAGTAGAACCTGCATCATCTGAATATGAATTTTGAATATTTGTTGTAAAAATATTTGCGCTAGGATAATTAGCTAAATTAGCTTTAGATAATAATCTTTGAATCTTATATGTAACATTTTGATTTAATTCTCCAGCACCTTTTATTAAAACTTCTTTTGAACTTACTAAAGAAATAATAGAACATGAAATATCATTAATAATAGCATTATCACCTACTATAAAATTATGATTATCAAAAAGAGTAAGTTTATATGTAAAGTTAGATTTATCAATCAATTCAATTGATTGAACATCATAAGTAGTAGAAATATTGGTAAATAAACTTTTATTAACTAAATTAGTATCATTTGTTCCTAACCCTTTAGGTTGAATGAGATCTCCAATTTCGCTATTTAAGTTTCCATCAAAAGAGTAATCTAATTTAGAAAGAACCCCAGTTACCCTTACTTTTACTACATTTGCAGTTCCAACGCCAGAATATCCATATGCAAATAAATCAGATATAATATTTTGGGAAGGATTAATTGATCTATCAATTCCAACACATCCAAAAAACTGAGTTAATGACTTGGAAGAATAATTAATGGTACTTGAAGTACCATCATCAAAATTTGCAAGTAAAGTACCAGTAGTACCAAATCCAACTGTAGAATCTACGCTCATCACAGTAGATCCTATAGAAATAGAATCTATTAATTTAGTATTTGGATGAATAGAAAATTTACCATCTGCATTAGTAGAATTCGGTTTATAATCTAAACTTAGCTTATAATAAGTTTCATTTCCTCTAATAATTTTTTCTATATCACTAATAGCACCTACAGCTTTAGGTAATCCACCTACAGAATCTTGAAATAAATTTCTATTAACAAGATCTAACGGATCTCCATCAATTGCTTCAACTACTATCTGTTCAGATACTTTATAATTAGAATTTGAAGGTGTTAAAAGAAAATCTCTTGGTTTAATTACATTTACATCTTCTCCATATAAAGCTCTAAATAAAATTTCAAAAGATTGATTAGTTCCTTTAGAAGAATAAAAATCTTTTGCTTGTTTAGCAAATAATCTTTTATTAATATTGTCAGATAAAGTTCTTTCCTCAAATCCTGGAGTAATTTGCCTCTTTACTTTTTTAAAAAATTCTTGTAAAAAACGTACACTTAAATTATTAACTGAAGTTCCTGATATATGAGTTGAAATGCCAGATTGAGAAAAAACAAGTTCATCTGGTTTGCTAGGACTTATATACGAAGTAATACCACTAAATCCTCTAGAACATCCAGTAAAAGAATTTGTAGTAATTCCACTATAAGTTATAATTTCAGAATCTATCTGAATTAATCCGTAAGAATCTGGAAATCCAGTGGTAGATTTAACCGATATAGTATTATCAGCAATTCCAACATTAGATGAAAGAGATGTAGAATCTACAAGATCAGTTAATTCATCAATTTTAATATATTTGTCAATATTCTGTAAAACATCTAAAGTAGAACCTTGACCTTCTAAAGACGTGTAATATTGTTGTAAAAAATCTCCAGCAAGGGGAAAATCATTTTTTATAAAATTAGGAAGTTGATTTTTAACAACTGAACTAATTTTGACTCTTGTATTTTCTGGCATTTATCCTTACGGGATTGTTTAATATGTTGATGTAGTGGAAGACCCTAAGATATATGTATCTGAGGAAGTCAGGGAGGTATTTAAGGATTCAGACTCAGTTAATCTAGCTACACCACCTCCAACATAACTTGAAGTTGCAGTATAAAGAGTTCCTGATGAATTTTCACCAGAACTAACTCCATCAGTTACCATATCTACTGTACTATTATTAACATCCAATTGTAGATAAAGATCTTGCAATCCAATGACATCATTTGATTTTGGACATGCTGAAACTTCTATAATTGAAATATCTTGTACTTTTTTAGATGTTCCAGTAATATTAATTGGTTTAAGCATAATTTCTCCTTTATCATAATCTATAGTACCAACATTATTACTTACAATTATTGGAGAATTATTACCCTCTAATTTAAAGAAAAATATGTTACCAATTCTATCATTAATTGGTTTATCGCTCATATAAACAGTATCTGATATTCCAAAGATATTAAATCCAGATGATTTAATATTAAAACCATTATTATTTTTTATATAGAAAGAATTACCAAAACAAAGTTCATATTCTGCATTTTGATTCAATGAAGGTTTCATATCTCTTCTAATTTCAATTTTAGTAATATTAGAAGTTACAGATTCATTACTATTGTCAATAATTGCTTGAAATTTACTATATTTGAATTTTGCACCATATTTATTCATATCTGCTGAATCAGCATAGTTATTAATGTTATTTGTGACTATTGTTTTCAATGCATCTGAGTTTGATATCAAACTAGGGTTATAATATGCATTTACATGAGCCTCAATGTACAAATATTTCAAATCTAAGATTTCTGCAACAATTCCAGCAACAGAATACTTCCTTAACATAGTTTTAAGGTTATTTTTAATGGAATCTGGCACAAAAGGTCCATAAAATGGTTTTATAGTGATAAAAACCTTTCCATACTGAGGTGGATTCAATTCTTCACCTCCAAAAACTGAAACAGACTCAGTTTCAGGGTAAATTTTAGGAATTAGTGCTTCATAATCACCTGCTGTGACTGCTCTATTGTAAGCAGAGTAAACTTTAGGTGCATAACGCTTAATTGAGTCAACAGATTCAATTTCTTTACCTCCAATAGAGTCACTTACAGTGGAAAGTATAGAAATTCCTGTACTTACAAGGTTATTATTGTTATCAACTAATCTTCCATTGAAATTAAAGGAAGAAATTCCATTTCCAGACTCTCCGCTGCTAGTAATATAAGAAACTTCAATATAATTCAGTGCTTCTAACTTTTCTCCAAAGACGCCATCACCAAAAATGAGCTCATATCTCTGATCTTCCATTTCTTGAAGGAAATATACCCTAGAAGAGGAGGTAACTTCTATTAAAGTGTCAGAAAATACGTATTTTTTAGAAGAAGTGCT